GGAACCCAATCATGCCGCCGATAAGAGTAGAAAAAGCGGGTGAAATCATCTTGAAAATTTCTGCGTTGTCCACCTCTTTGGCCCACAGACCCAACATAAAGCTGGTTACCATGGCCAATACGGAGATACACAGGGTCGTGCTGACCATGAGTGTTACCCACAGGGTCAGCTTTTCTTTCGTCTCCACTTGGGGTTTGCGTGTCGGTCTCTTTGTCATACGTATTTATCAAAGTGCCTCTTATTAGAAAATATCTCTAACTCAACGGTGTTTTGGTACGCGCGTTTGTTGTACAACTCAAGGTCGTAATCTTCAACAGCCTGTCTTAATTTTTCAGCCTTAAGCGCCTGCCTGTACTCGTACTCCAAACGTTCTGCGCGGGTCTCAAAAGCAATTGCTTTAACGTCATAAGGTGATGGAAACACAAACGGGTACCATTTGTGTAACTGAATCATTTTTTCTCTCGCTCCAAGGCATCCTTGTAGCCATGAATAATCTCAGACCTGAGATATGTGCTGTCCGCCGCGCCAGCCCACTCAGACAGGTTGTTCCACATGACTGTGTAGTCTGAAGACTTGCAGTACTGCGCGTTTTGTTTTAACCACGACAGCATCTTTGTGTGTCGTTCTGTTGGGTCGTGAACGGTGTACGCTATTCCGTAAAACTCTCTTACGTGACAACCAACTTTAGCTTCAGCACCAACTAATAAACAAATGATCAGTGCTAAAACTGCCCATTTCACTTGTCCGCCTTGTTGTCTAACTTGTCAAAAATCTTGTTCAACATGTCTTTAATATCTGCCACGGAATCTTTAAAGTCCTCGCGGCGCACGAAGTCCTGATTGACCTCGCGGTTTAATTCTTTGACCTCTGTCTTGAGGTCCTTGATGGCGTCCCAGATCGTTTTCAAGATCCAACCTCCAAAGGCACCTGACAGCGTAATGGCCGCGTTGAACAAGTCTTGCGAGTCCATGACTACTCCAGATTAGGATTATTTGGTGCGTTGGGAATCGGGAGGCTGTGCCCCGGTAACGCAATAGAGACGTCAGGCCTCGGGTGCCTGAGTGTGATGTTCTCAGTCTGAATGGCGGCAAGGCGCCACGGGTCGAACTGGTCCAAGTCGTCAGGGCACACCATGAGACCGGGAAAGTTTGGATCCGATTTGAGCATTGAGTACGGCATCTTGCGATTACAACGATCGCAGACCGCAACGGACAGCACTGGCTGTCCGTGCGTATCGCAATAAAGGCCGCCAAAGTAGGCGTTACCCATTATCGAACTCCAGCTTGGATAACTGTGAGTGTGGGGTTGGTGCCGCCAGTAACGCGAATAGCCCGGAAGGGCTGGTTCACGATAGGACTGGCTGGCGCCGCAACCCAAGTCATCACTGGGGGCGTGGGTACAGGGTACCCTTGCGCGTCCAGTGGAAATGGGTCTGTGTAAGAGATCTGAACGGTACCAGCGCCAGTGGCAACGTAAGAAACGTTGACAGGCGCAATGTACTGGTCGATCGGGACGAGAACGTCCGCTCCAACTGTTACTTGACGCATGTCAGTCCTTAGTTGTTGGTGTAGCCAGAGCCTACCGCAATGATAGAACCGTCAGGGTTACGTGATGTGTACTGAATGTCAAACGTGCCGGCCAAGGTGCCTGTGATGGCTGTAATGGCTGTTGCTGTGAAAGTGATGGTTGCGTCGGTTGCACCAACGTTAGCCAACACGGTGGCCACAGCGGCTGTGTTTGTGAAGGCAATACCGATACGGCCGCCTGTGGTTGTTGGTGTGATTGTACCGACATCAACACCGGCGATGTTCACAGTGATCACGCCACCAGTCAAAGCTGAAGGGGCAGAGGTCTGCAAAAAGTAGACGTGGTTGACGATTGCACCAGCGGGGACCACGCAAGGGGCCGCTGTGGTTGTACCGACAGCAAACGTGGGAATTGCACCAGCAAGACGGGTTGCCGTGATAGGGGCAATGTAGTCTTGTTGAGCACACTGAACTGCACCTGTGTTATCAGGGGCGATTGTGCCGTCGTTAGAAGGGTTGTTGCGCTTGAAAACGCGGATAGGGGTGTTAAAAGTTACTGACATTTTTATGTACTTTCCATAGAAAGATTACAGCACCGTCTCTATGGCGTCCGCCCGCGAGCCTTGCGGGTCAGTGCTGATTGAGGCTCCTACATAGAATTACCCACATCCACAAACAAAAACGCCCTACCTTTTCAGGCAGGGCGTTTAGGGTGCCGGGTTTCTTTACACCCGGCTAGGTCTGCGATTACAAACCGATCGTGCCGTAAATGTTACGGGGATCGTGCCAACCTGTAGCATAACGCTCAGAGGCCTTGTAACGCATGCTGTCGGTTTCGAAGTCACCTTCAGAGCTACGCTCCAAGGGACGACGCATAACCAACATCAAACCGTTTTCAGCGTCGGTTTGAACGAACCAAGCCTTGCTAGAAGACAAACGAGTCACCACGTGGGCGCCGTTTGGCAACATGCCAGTGGACTTGATAGGGTTCAAATCGTTGTCTGCGCCACCGGAGCGGAGAACAGACTTCAAGATCACTTCTGCTTGGAATTCCAAGGCAGGAGGTACCACGAGTTGTTCCGCTTTGAGGCGAATACGCTTACCGTTGTTGTCCACTGCTGAACGAACTTGGATCAGAATCTGTTCAACAGATGTCTGTGACAAGGATGCCGCTGTAGACAATTGGTTGCTGAAAGAACGACCTTGGGAGATTGGGTGATCATTTGCGACCAATGTTTTACCGTCGCCACCGACATAGCCGGCAGTGAACGCAAAGTTCAACAAGTTTGCACACAATGTCTCTTTTGTCTCGATCATGGACTGAGCCAAGTGCTTCGAGAAAGTCGAGCCGATACGAATGTGATCGCCGTCTTCCATCAAGACTTTGGTCATGGCGTATGCCAAACCATAGATCTTATAGATGAAACGGGTAATGAACAAAGTACCGCCTTGGTCATACGAAACGGGTGTACCGTCAGGCATCTCAGGGGCTGTGTTCATACCGAACAGCATCACTTCTTCGTGATAGTTACGGGGGATACCGGTGATCTGGGTAACGAAACCCTTCCACTCGTCATCACGTTGTTGGTATACACCATCAAAGACTTCATTGAGGATAGGTTCGACTACCGCTCTAAAGTCCGTACTGCGCATTGGGGTTGCCATGTGCTACTTCCTTTCTTTAGTTATTCGACGTTAGCGGCAACGAACGCGTCGTTAGCGAGCTTGACGTTAACGATAGTGGCATTGTCGCCCCAAGCGTTATCAATTTCACGACCCAGACCAACAACCTGCATCTGGCCTTGTGTACCAACTGCCACGTCTGTAGGATCCAGACCTGCTGTTGAGGTACCCAAGCCACCGTTGCCGATGATCTGACCTGTTGAAGGTGTCAAGAAGTTGAATTCTTGGCCAACTTTCGTGTTGGCGATACCAGCGTTAGCTTGAATCTCATACACGATTTCAGGGTCTTGGAAAATCCACATAATGACATCAGTGGCGGTGCCCAAAGCGGGACCAAACCATTTGCTGACAGTGCGGCGGCCAGAGGCGTCTGTGTACTCAACGCCACCGAACACGCCTGCTAAACGCATGCCTGCTGTAGGTGTCGCAGAGGCGACGATAAGAGTAGATGTGCCTGCAGTCGTAGCTTCATCAAAGGCAACAGGAGTACCGCTGTAGAACACGGCGCTGGTGTTATAAGCACCAGTGTAGTTCAACGAACGGATAATGCCGCTAGGATGATAGACGGGCTTCAGGCCAAAGGGAGTGTAAGTTGCACTCATGTATTGGTTCCTTAAAGTTGTTTAATTAAAACCGCAAATGATTCGCGGCTCTATGTGCATCTTTTTCCATCTCCAAGAGTCCACCTTCAAGAATAGAACGTCCACCTTTACCACCTTCAGCCTGTGAACGCACTTGCGCGGTAATGTTGCGCTGGTGTTCCAAAGGATCGTCGTGGTGAAGCATACGTGCCACTTCCTGATAAATGTCTTCTGGTAGCTTGAATAAGATCATCTCATTACAAGATATACAACCTTCAAACTTGCCCGAGCTCATCTTGCCTAAGTGTTCAAAGCCTTTTCCTAATTCGGCGGCTTTCACTGGCTCATAACCCAACGCGATGCGTTTGTCGATTGAATCATACTGGTTGGTTGTGGACAACCAGCAGAGGTGCATACCCGGTAGTAAACCACCGGGCACGTCCGGCAGTGCGTTGTTGGACCATTTGTCCCGAAAAGCCTCCAGCCTTTCACGCTTCACTGCTTCATCAGGCGAGGAAACCTCGTTCCGCGCCTTCAGTTCATCAACACGCCCTTGCAGGCGGTCGTCTAAATCTCGTGTAATTCGATTGTTAGCCATCATTTACCCCTTATTTCGTTACTCGGTTCTTACGGTCAAAATCTGCGTAGCTACGGATTGCTTTAGCACGCTTGGCTGGGTCGTCCCACATACCTGCGTCCTTGAGCGCCTGCACGCGGTCTCGGCTCAGTGTGAAGGTGTTCTTTACAGCACTACCACTCACGTCTGTGCGACCACTTGAGGTTCCGCTACGACGGTTACGGTCACCGCCGCCTGTTTTGCCCGTGTACCGATGGGGTAAACGTTCTTTCAATCGATTGTCCAACTCGTCCCAGTACTCTGGGTCGGATGGATCCCAACCTTCGCTTGCCAGTGCGTTATCAATCACCTTGGCAATACGACTGTCTGTGTCTTTACCACTGGGGTCATACCAGCGGTTTGAATTCAACCACTGCGTTGCGTTCTGCTGAACCACCTCGGTTGCAACATTCGGCACGTTGTTACGGGGCTGTTTAGCCTCTTCCAACTGACGCTGTTTGAGCATTTGCACCTGCGCCAACTTTGTCTTGGCGTTGTGGAACTGCTCCATGTATTCCATTTGCTCGGCCACGTTGCCTGCTTGCGCGGCCTGCGTTGCCTTCATCTTCGCGTACTCAACACGCGTTGACTCGTCTTCCAACAAGCGGTCGATCTGGGCAAACTGGAATCCTACTGCGGCGTTTTCCACTTGGGCCAGTCGGCGCTCAAGGGTCTCGTTGCGGCGTTCCAGTGCACTGATCTTATGCTTTGCGCTTGCTTCGCGTTGCTTCGTCAGGTCCTTCTTTAGGCGTCGCTCTTCACGACGCGCGGCTCGAAGGGCCTCTCTGTCTTCTTCGGTGTCACCATCAGCATCGCCACCCTCGGCAAAGCTTTCTGTGCCACCATTCTCATCATCGTTGTCTTGTGATGAGTCTTGGTCGTCAGAACCCTCAAAAGGGTCTACATGATCTTCCATGGCCGCCAACGCACTGCCGTCGTCGCGTTCTTTGATGGCAATATCTTCGCCGGCCTGTAATTCAGCTTTTTGTACTGATTTCATAACGAAATCCTTTATTCAACAAATGCGGGGAACATGGTCCTCGCTGTTTCAAAATTATCAATTGCACAAATGACCTCTCGGTCCTGCAAAATGATAAACACCACCTCGCCGTCACCGTGCGGTACCGCCCAGCGGTCACCACCGTACTTGATAACGCGAACTAGATCACCAACTTCTGCCCAAGCGCCTTCCGGCCATGGTTGCAGTGTGTTGAGATCTTTGTAAGCCAAGGGACCTACACCAACGACCTTTGCGATCACCTCGTTCCATTTCTCTGTGGCTTTGGTGTCATTAACTAAAATGATGCCGCCCTTTGAAACGTCTTTGGCTTTTCGCAACTGAACGATGATTCGGTTGCCTTTCAGCTTAACCCCCGGATCAACAACCGGGAAACAGTCGGACTCGCTCCGGCCGTCGACCTGATATTTACTCTCTGTCATTCTCAGATTCCTCGTCCTCTCTCAGGACACTGTTGATAATTTCCAAAGCCTCTTTCAGACCTTGGCCTCTCCCTACAAGCTGGTTGTATTTGTCCCAGCTATCGACTCCACTCAAAACGCCGCTTTGTAAAAACTCAACAGCTTCTTTGATCTTGAAGATCGATTCATACAACGGGTCTTTCATCAAAAACCCTCCTTATAACTAAGTACACACAAATGTGTGTACTTACGCCCTAAATTATTTTTTAAGACCGCGACTATTTACGGGCGGTACTTGGTACAAGGGCGCCTTAGGTGCCATCTTTGAACCAGAGGGACCTGTCTCTACTGGAGAGCCGGGGCCTCCTGCGTAGCCGGGCTTGCCGGTGATCTTGTAGTTCTTACGAAAACCCATGTCTTGGTTTTGTGTTGCCATCTTCATACTCCTGTTGGTTGTTGTGCTTGTTGGACCGCTTGGGCCAACTGTTGTTGCGCCTGCATCGCCGCATCGTGTGCACGTTGCTGTTCCGCTTGCGCTTGATCTAACCCATGCTTACGCAGGTCTGCGTACGCTTGGCTTTCTGCCTCCAACGCAGTCATCTCTTGTGAGTGCTGTTGTTGAATCTGTTGCGCGCTCAGTGCTTGGTCTGCGTTGATCATTGCCACGCGCTCTTTTGAGGCGTTGTTGATGTCCGCAATAGCCACCTTGGCCGCGTTGTCTTGGTCCGCTAACTGTTGCTCCAGTCCCAGCTTGGCTTGGATCTCTGCCAGCTTGGCCTGCATGTCGCGCACCTTGTCCGCCATCTCGGCCTGCATCTTCTCGCGCTCCAGTTGGAACTTGGCCTGCGCCTCTTCTGTCTTGCGCTTTGTCTCGGCCATTTGAGTCTGCACCAAGGCCTGAGACGTTGGGTCTGCCATAGCGGCCATCTGCATCTGAGACTGTTTGGACTGTTGCATCTGTTGCACCAACTGCTGGATGATCGGGTTGATGCCGCTGAACGTTTTCTCTGCGTCTTGGTTGACCAACTGGGCGGCCATGGCCAGCGCCTCTTGTGCGGCTTGGTCCAGTTTGCGCTCTTCGTTCAACTTGAACGCGTCCTCGCCGCCGGCGGCGTGCGACACGTAGTTGCGCATAGACTGCAGGTAGTGCAGTGTCAAGTGTTGCTTGATGTGTTCCAACATCAAAGGCGTCACAGCAGGGCCAATCAATGGATTGCCACCGTACGCGGGGTCCATCATGTACGCCAAGTGAACCTTCAGGTGGTCGATGTGGCTCTGGTCTGGGAACGCGGCGGCCGCGTGGCCCATGGTCATCTGCACGTTCTCCAGTGCAGGGTTGCTTTCAACCGAGCCCTGTGGGTTAGGCATGACCTTCTCAATGTCTGGCACCTTCATCAGCTTCATGACACGCATGTGGGCTTCACGAACGTTGTACAGTTGCGGCGCCTTGTCTGCCAACTGCATCACCATTTGAGCCTGTGTCAAACGCTGTGTTTCGCTGAAGATGTTAGGGTCAGAGATTGGGCTGACGTCTGAGTTATCTTCGAAGTCCTCTACCGCGATCTCGGCGCCGGACTGGTTGTCCATGTCTTCCAAGTACCAGCAGTTGATGCGTGACAGAACCTGCAAACTCTTAGCCTGACTGCGGTGCAGTCGTGCGTGAATGCTTGAGAACACCTTCGAGCCCTGCTCGATGAGTGCCTGTGTTGTGCCAACGGGTGCGTTGTTGCCTGCGTCGGCAATACGGCCCTCGCTTGTCTTCACAACACCCTTGGCCGCGTCAGTGAGCCAACCTAACAGGTTGTACAGCACTGAGGACGGTGGGTTGAACGGCAGTGGCATTGCCAACTTACGCACGTCGTCCACGCCGGGTGAACCCTCGATCTCTACGACCTGAGTTGGCTCAATGCGGTCTGTCTGGCCACCAATGCGTCCGCCCTTGAGCTTCAACATGGTCTGGCTGTTGTTCACGTGCGCTGAGTCCATCAACGCGCGCAGTGAGCCAGTGAGGGCCGCGGAGAGACCGCCGATCAGGTGTGGCATGCCAATCGCGTAAGCGCCGCGCCATGGAATGAACTTGTATTCCACAATCCAGTCTAGCTTGCGCATGCGTGTGTCGCCGGCCGCCCAGTTACGGTACAGTGCAACCACCTTGCTTGAGATCTCGTCCACTGTCAGGATGTACGGTGCACGCGCACCCTCTGTCAACGGGTCGTCTTCCAAACGCAAGAAAGCCGTGATCTCGTACACACGGCGCAGGCCGTCTACGTTCTTAGTTGGCTCTGTAATGCCCTCGACTTTGTCGTTGGCTTTCTTAGACTGTGTCTGGTTCTCTGGCAACAAGTCAGAGGTGTAGAGTTCAATGTCGCGGTACTCACCCATGTCAATGCGTTGCTTGAACATGTCTTCGGTGATGTCTTGCTGTTCTGTGATGCGCGCGGCTGAGTAGAAGTTAGTCGACGCAAAGGGCAACAGAATGTTGTCAATCGGGATCTTGATGACGCTCGAACTTGAGGGCGGATGTCTTGGGAGCTTGATGGAGCGAAGCCTTGATTAACATTGTCTTGGGGTCTTGATGAATCTTGATCTTGAGGG